CGCCTTGTTCATTGACTTGCACCAAACGGGGTCGTTCTACAGTATAATTGTTTTCATCAGTTGAGATTAGTCGACCAATAACTTCTGCACCATTTGTTAGAACTAGTGTTACTACTTTGTTTTCCATTATTTTTTCCTTCCTATGTAATTGGGGGGAGCAGTACACTCCCCCTCAGTTTAACTTATACTATTTCTGTTGGATCAATCCAAAAAGTTTCCCGACTATTAGGATGATTATCTTGTCTGAAAAAAGATTCTACTCTCCAAGGCCAATTGCCATGTTTCTGTTTATAATCTAATGTAGATTGTAATGCACCTTCCAATTCAGAAAACTTTTTCAACATACCTTGTCTTGAATCGTTTACAGTTCCACTCTTGGGAGTTTTTACATGTCCAAGAAAATATGAAGGCCTATTATCTCTGTGCCAAGATTTGATTGCGTTAAACAGGTACTCACCTTCATATCCTTCCAAAACTGTCCAACCAAACTCCAACCTATGTGGGTCTAATCTTCCACTGTGAGAGTATCTTGATCTGTTGTCATCACGATAATTATCATCTTGATCTAGATGTTCTTTTAGTTCTTTAATACTACGAGTAGTAACATCTTTGTATGCACCAGTAGTATTCACTGCAAGATTTACAGCATTAGTTTTTATTTGTGGGGAAACGAATTTGAGTATTTCTACTTTCTTGTTCATTGCAGATTCAGTTCTTTCAATGAAACCCTGTTCAACTTGGTACTGTAACCAATTAGCAAGACCTTTTGTATCCATTGGTTTAGCAGGAGCATGGTCATTCTCAACAGCTTGAATATCAGACTCTAACTCTGGTTTACCAGTAAAGTCATAAAGATCAAATATCCATTCAATTGTGTGGTTTTTGGTTAGTGCTTCAAACCTATGAAATCCAGCAACTAATTCATAGTAGTATGTCTTACCATCAATATTCCTGCCACCTTTGATTTCTTTAATAATCATAAGTGGTTTAGACCAATCTGGGTTCATTAAAGCAACTTGCAAATCAAGAACATTTTTTCCATCAAGTTCATAACGAGTTGGATTGTTACCACTATTTTTGTCTTGTTTGGGGACGTAGATTTCTTCTAATTTAATAATACGAGGTTCTACATGACCTTCTTTCACGATTAAAGCTCGTGTCACTTTCTTTATATTGAGCATATTGCCCTCCTTGTTGTTGTTATATTAGAGATTCAACTACCATATGGTTATGTTGTATTTCTAATTACAGTAATATATATAAGGATTTTTAAACCCTTTGTACACTTACAGTATACACTATAAATGGGGTGTTGTCAACAAGTTTTTATTACTGTTGACCCACATCTGCCGATCTATTTCTCAACATATGTGTTATGTCTTCTGGGTCAGTGCGTGTCATAGGTGGACACACCTCGATCTCGTTACCTTTATCAATCCACTCTTGAATCAATTCTTCTGGTGTATTAACTTCTCTAGGCATCTTCATCATCTCCTTGGGTTTCTAACAAGTCTTTTAACTTGTATATAATTTCTTCTACTGTATTCAAATCTTGTTCGATTTCAGTATCTACTTCAATTTCTATTTTAATTTTCATTTTTAATGCCGAGTTCTTTTTTGACTCTTTCCAGCAATTCCAATGTTCTTGTTCTATATGCAAACCCCAACATAGAGGATTTCTCACCCCTATCATAAGGTGGTTCTTTGCCTAGAGAATAATACTGGTCTGATGTGAGGTCAATTAGGTTTTCGTTAATATCTAAACACCACCAATGCCAAATTTCATTGTCATCTTGTGCTCGATATAACTTAATAACCTTAGTTGTAAATACCTTCTGCAAACAAGCAGAAGAGTGGTGACAATGGCCGAACATAAGATTGATTGAATTTCTCTGTCTCCATTTTACAGGTAACAAATCAGGTGTAAGGTTTTTTACAATTGCATCTGATACTAGTTTTAAGTTTTCTTCGTTATATTCCATCATCGAATTATTGTTATCTCTTCTGGGTTGCGATTGAAAGTCTCAAGTTTGTGGCGTAAACGGCCATCTGCTTTGAGTGATTCATATCTCTTAGATGCTTTGTTCTTCCACCAATTTACGCAACCTTCGAAGGAATATCGCTCATAATTTTCTTTCTTTATAAGTGTATCCGTTTCAAAGTTAAGATACTCTTTCACATTCTCGTATCCAAAATCTGACATATACTGTCTCTTTTTTTCTGTGAGGTTTTTGGCATCTTTGAATGTCTGAACAAACTTACTATACTCTTCTGGTTCAACAGTCTTTAGGGATGCTTTGATGATAGAAATCATTTTAGTCTGCGTTTTTAGTTTTCGACTACTTGCCATTGGGTCAACTAGAGGTTCGCCCTCGTTGCGTTCTTTGAACCAATCATTTAATCTGTGGTAATTGTCATCATTGATGAGCGGTGCAAAGTCCGACATTGTGTTACCTTTATACCGCAAGAAGGGTTTCATTCCATCATACTGAGAACTGGATTTTGTGGTGCCATAAAGCGAGGTAGTCTCAAACATACAGAATGGGCCACCATATTTCTTATTAAGAGTATCCCTTGCTAGATGCGAACAACAGATAGATGCGAGTAGTTTACCGCCCAAGTAGTTGAATCCAAAAGGTTGGGTTGGGACTATGATAAATCCCATGATAGAAGAATCATTAAACCTTTTCATTGTTGCTTGGTCTCTTGTATTCAATGGTTTACCTAAGAAGTCATTGCGAGGTTTAGAGTTAATTGTTGGTGAACCCAAACGAATAAACCCAGCAATCTGTCCTGTATTCTTTTCATACACAACCCACTTGATAGACTTGCCTGGCACCGATACTTCTACAGCATGAGATGTTACAATCTCAAGATAGTTTACGAATACCTCATTAGATACTTCTCTACACTCAAACTCCATGTCATTAGGATGCATATCAAAATTATTGAACATATCATCTTCAGGCCCCATGCCTGGCAAAGATACAGGATAGTTGCTCATACGTTCAAGTTTTACTCTTCTAAGGTAGTCATCAATTCTACCAAAACTAGAAAAATAATCTGTGAATACGTTTGCTGCATAAAGAGCATCTGTTCTATTTAATATCATCCAAAAAAGTCCTCAAGTGTAGTCTGTGTACCATAAGAACGGTCAATATCCCATCCAATCTGGTTCATAATAAAAGTCAAAGGTTCAACAAACGCCTTTTCATACTGCCTATCATAGTCTATATAACGATGAATGTCAAGCTCTTTTGGTAATTTAGTTATAAAAGATATAACATTCGATGACATAGGATTAGGTGTTCTCATGTGAATAAACTTAATCTTCTCACCTTCTTGGATAAGAGGATACTTATGTGTCAGTTTATTCTTCTTAGTGAAGTGATTGTACAGCAATGCACCACGACAGTGCATAGGAACACCCTTCATAAAGATACTGGAACTACTACTCCACTTTTTAAGTCCATTAACAGAACGGGGAAATGCAATGTCTTCTGCTGGCAACTTCATAAACTCTTCTCGAAAGTTGATGATGAAATCATTCACATCTTGTTCTGTACCAGACATGATAATCTTTAGACACTCTTTAAGTTTACTACGACATGGAGCAGGAGTACTTGACTTAACTGCCTCTATGCCCATAATCTTTAAGTGAGGTTCTTGGTAACGCACACCTTCCATATCCCATACGTTTAAGATGTATCGTTTCTTTGCAGTCCAGATACCCTTATCAGCAATCGCTTCTCGGCCCATCTCCATCTTCTGGTCGAATGCGTTTACATACGAAGCAAGGTCTTGATAACTATTATCAATAAAAGGTTCGATTTTCTCTTTAGCAATCTTATCAAGGAAGTCCACGACCCTGAGTCGATATGAATCTTCCGACTCAGCATCTCTCTTCGTAAGCACTTTATTAACAAGTTCATCAAACCTAATGTACACCGAATCTGTATCTGATGCAATAACATAATCCACCTCTTCGCTTTTCAGCAGTTTATTCAAGTAACCATTCAATGCCTTTTCAATCCATCGAATAGATAGTTGTCCAGAAGTTGTAATACCTTCTGCAATCTTTAAATCGTAATACCTAAACCATTCATTACCAATCGCACCATAAGCAGAGTTCAAGGAAATCTTTCGTGCCATTTGTATGTTCTGATAACGAGACACATCGTTTAAGTACTTAGGGTCTTTCGTATCCTCATATTGTTGTTGAGCAATCAACATCTTTTTCTTGTAGATGGTACGATCATTGTACATTTCTTGCATCATCTTAGGTAAGAACCCTTGCTTCTTTGTTCTGAACAATGCGCCATTCGGTGTCCGAGCAACTTGTGCGGATGGTAACATAGACAAGTCTATCTTTTTCTCCAACATCTCATTAACAGTATTGTCATTGTAGGGCATAGTCTGAGGTAACAACATCTCTGGTGAAATATTGTATTGCATAATCAAGTGAGGATACAAGGAGTTCAAGTCAAAAGACATTACCCACTTGTGTTGCCCAACCTGTGGATCTTTAACATATGCACCGACATACTTTTCACTCTTGAACTCATTACTTTTTTTAGTTGGGATAACAATCTTCTGTCTAAGAAGGTGATTGTAAATCAACACATCCCAATACTTAACAGATGTAAATGCGTCAGACATATTAACCTTAGCTTCATACGTCATAGTAAGAATCAAGTCAATCAGTTTCATTTTAGAGTCTAGTCTATCAACTAATTCAACGTCCATAATGTTGTAATCAATAAAAGACTGATAGTCTTTCTGATACCAATCACTGAATGTATCGTAGGGGTTTTCATCCTTACGTTGTCCAAGTTCAACATGAGCAATATGGTCTAGACGATACGACTCTTGGTTTGTGTATGTAAATTTCCTGTACAGTTGAAGGTAGTCAAGGTTATTGACACCCATAATTTCAAACATTTCTGTCTTCTTACCAAACCCACTAGTTACCATGCGTGATTGCACAACACCCCAAGGAGAAAGACGTTTAACAGCCTCTTCACCTAACTGGGAAGTTATTCGGTTGCAGATGTAGGGAATGTCGAAGAATTCAGTGTTCCAACCAGTAATGATATCAGGATGATCTGCATCCCACCATCCAAGGAACCTAGCAAGAAGGTCACGTTCAGTAGGACAATGGATGTAATCTACATCATCTCTACTGTTCTCATAGGGGCGCATACCCCATACAATAAACTTCCCTGCGTTATGGTCTTTGACAGTGATAGACAACATAGGTTCTACTGCTTGATCTGCATGAGGGAATCCATTCTCACATTCCACCTCAATATCTATCGTAACGATCTTCAGTTGTTTTGAATCAAATTCAATCTGTCTTGGATACTTTTCAGATAGGTATGTGTAAGGAAACAGGTTCATACCAAACACAAGATGTGGTTGGGACTGATACTGTTCAATAAAAGACTTCGCTTCCTTAATAGAAAGAAACTTCATTGGATTGACGTTTTTGTCATCCAAGGTTTTCCAACCCGTTTCTTTCTGCACAGGAACGTAGAGAGTGGGCTCGTACTTTACTTTAAAGTTAGTACGGACACCATTCTCTACGGCACGAACAAGAAGTTGGTTGCCCCACTGGGCAACGTGTGTATAAAAGTTCAAATGTATTACCTCAATCAATTAAGATCATTATATAGTATTTTGGGGTAAAAGTCAAGAGAAAAATGTAAATTGTTTATATTAAATCTACACTTCCCTCTTCTTTCCTATGTTATACTTTGTTTCTAAATCCCACTCATTCTTTTCCTTAAAGGAAATGACTTTGATTTGTGACAATGGTGCTTTTGGTTCTGCTTCACCAATTATTTCAACTAATCCCCAATCGCTTAAAAGAACTGATATTGAGTTCCTTCGTGCCACATCATTCTCAGTGATGTTTGTTTCCTTACCATCAAGGGCAAACAACTCTTTAAAATGTACAATGTAATACCTACCTTGTTTGTGTAGGATATGACATGATTGGTATAACTTCCTCTCTTTACGAGAAGCGACACCTATACGAGATAGTGTCTCACGAACCTTTAAGAAGTCATCAGGTTCCTTTAATTTTACTTCTAGCATCCTGTCTGGTCGCCATTCAATTTCTTCCATTTTTTCCACCTTTAATCAAACTATCTTTAATAGTTTGTATTTGTTCATTATTAAGTACCGATAGAGCAACCTTTGCCTTCTCATTACTATAGCCATAATACTCTTTAATACAATCCAAATCATCTAACTTTTCTGCCTTAACCCAAGGGGCGAAGCGTTTCTTAGACCTAATAGTATTTAGTAAAAAATCATACTGTAGCTTTGCGTCAAGGTGGTGACGCATATTCATTTCATTAACGAACATAATGGTATCATGGAAAGGAGATAGACACCTATTGACAACATATGCTGGATACTTCTTTTCCCACATAGGGTCATCTGAGGCCATCAGATTTTCCTTAGTGTGATTGATTGAGTTGAGATAATGCTTTAGTTCATAACTCATTTGAACTGCACCTGTGACATAATCTCAATCATAAACGCTTGCATGTTTATGTCTTGATCTGCAACAAATGCTGATTTGTATTGATAGTCGGCAACTGCCATTACCATATGTGGAATAGTACTTGGTGCTACAACATCATACAGGGTATCGTAAATCTTACGAAATATTTGTGCAGGGTCGTTGTCTAGATTGTTTGCAATCCAAGTCCGAATACCTTTAAAGTCTTTCGCCTTGAGAAGTGGAATCAAGTCCTTCATATTCGATTCTAAGATGTTAACAAGTATACCACTGTCAATCATACCAGAAGCAGAATATCTTTGCAATTCGTTTAGAACCCTACGCCAATCTGGAAAATGAGTCATCACCAGTTGTTGTACAACCTTAGGCTGATACTCAATGTTCTGTTCTGCAAGAATGTTTTGCACACGTTTGTAGAACTCTCCAGCAAGTTTAGGTTTGTCAGACTTGGGTATCTTAAATACCACACCAGAACACCGACTATGCAAAGGTTCGATAATTCGGTTCTTGAAGTTACAGGTAAGAATGAATCCACAGTTGTTGTGGAATTCCTCAATAAACCCACGCAATGCTGGTTGTGTAGATTGTGGATTGAGATAGTCTGCCTCATCAAGAATTACAAACTTACGATTACCATCCATAGAGACAGTACTTGCAAAGTTCTTAATCTTGTTTCGGAGTACATCAATACCAGATTCTTCTGAACCATTAATCATCATATACGTTGCACCGATTTCTTCAAGCATTGCTTTCGCAACAGTTGTTTTACCGACACCAGCACCACCCGACAGAAGTAGATTTGGAATCTGTTTATTATCTACAAACTGTTGGAAGGTGTTCTTCAAGTCATCAGTAAGAACACACTCACTGATTGTTTTAGGGCGGTATTGCTCCACCCATAAATTCGCATCATTCATTATATAATATACCTATCTGGTTTAGGAAGCTTCTAGAGCAATAAAGTATTCAATCGGTTTTGTCATGTTAGTAAAACGTGATATACCTTTCGAAGACACTTCGACTTTGTAATCACCAGAAAGTAGTTTAAGGTTTTCTACCTTAAAGTAGTGAGTGAAATCAGCAGCAGGAGAATTCTCACCAACCTTAATTGCAAAATCGTTTGAAGTTTCATTCTTACGATCTGTTACAGTTAGATTGATATCTCCACCAGCAACACCCCTTAGTACTACATCAGGTACACCAAGTACAGCAGATGCCTTTTGAATTTGATTGAATGTATCTTGTGTAAAGACAAACTCGACATCAACAGATGGCATTTGGATTTCAGTTTTTGGTGTTGTTACAACAGATGGGTCACTAAAGAAGTAATTCAAAGAACTACCACCACCCTCTTCATTCAATTTTACAGACTGTTTTGCGAAATCCAGTGTTGGACTTTTGAATAATGAAAGTGCAGACAAGAACTCATTCAAGTCATAAATTGCAAATTCATCAGAAAAAGTGTCTGGAATAGTTGCCTTCGCCACAATGTTTTTCATTGCAGACATAGTGTTAATCGTGTTACCAGATTTCACTAGAAGGTTTTGGTTAATTGTTGAGAAGTTCTTTAGAACATCCCGTGTTTCACTGCTTAACTGCATCATAATTTATTCTCCGTTGTATCGTGATTGTGTAGTGCCAT